AGCTGCCTCCACTGCTTCGGTGTTCGTCATACCTGGGCGGTACAGGTAGTCTGCGACCTTGGCAGACTCGTTGACGCGGTCGCCCTTGCTCACCAGATCCTTGGCCTTCGCTTGGTCCGAAGGGGTCATGTAGCTGTATAGATGGTCGAACGTGTCGCCCACGGTCTGGCCCTTGGCTACAGCTGCAGAGAACGCTGCCAGAGCAGGCGCGCTCTGGGCTCGCAGGATGGTCATGTCCAGGTCGGACTCCTTGATGCCGGGGTTGGTCGCTAGCACCGAAGCCCTGATCTTCGACATGTTCTCTTCGACGTTGGTCACGTCGTCAGGACGGGCTGTGATGTTTACAGCGGCACGATCAGCGGTGTTGGAGTGGACCTGCTTTTCCCACTCATCCTGCTCACGCAGCTGGTGCTTCAGGCCGAACTTCACCAGCGCGCTCGTGTGCTTGTCCAGCAGCAGAGAAGCCTGCTCTTTCTGGTAGTCGTCCTGCAGGCCCTTCAGAGCCTCTTCGCGAAACGCCAGCCACTGCTTGCGCTGGTCCTCGAATGGCTCTGCACCATTCACACCCTTGAGCGCGAACTCGCCCTTGGTGCCAGCCATCTGCGCTTCGATCAGGGCTCGCTGCTCGTCGGCGCGATTGTTCAACTCCTCAACGCGCAGGTCGGAGATCCGCTTGGCCTCTTTGCCCCACGCATCAACAGCTGCGCCTGCGGCCTGCGCGATGGGCGCGATGAGGTTGGGGGCCTGGATGTTCATCACTCCTGACGGAGCTGCCTGCTGACGTCCCAGCGGCTCGTACTTGGGGAGCTGTGCCATGACTACCTCCTAGGTCCACCAACCGCCCTGCATACTGCCAGCCTTCGTGGCTCCCGTGAGTGCGGTCCCTGCGGCGGTCCACGCGGCCTGCTGCTTCACGGCCTTCGCCGTGTACCTCTGAGCCTTGGCCTGCTGACCGATGCCCCATGCCTGCTGCAGGCCCTGTGTGCGGATGTCGAGAGCTGCCTCCGCTCCCACCACTGCCATCTGCTCGATCGACTTGAGTGTGGACTGCGAGTTGACGTCAGCGCCGGACGCACCAGCGATGGCTCTGGCCTTGGCGATCTGCTGCTTGGTCACGTCGTTCTGGCGCATCTCGTTGATCGAGCTGGTCTCGGCCACGGACTGCGCCTGATACTCAAGGGCCTTCGCCTTGTTCTCCTCGATCTCGCTCTGGGTCTTGCCCTGCTCGTACTGACCATAGGCCTGGAAGGCGCTGACGGCCAACATCGCTACAGCTGGGTTACACATGACGCACCTCCATGGAGAACGGGTGGAACGGGATCTTGAAGGGGCCGTACGGTACCGCACTGTGTATGGTAAACCCCAACCAGCTCAGCCAGCGAATACCTTTTTCGTTGCGCGCGTCCACGACGTTCACCAGGATGGCCCACTCGCCGAAGAAGCCCTTCAGGTCGGTCCTGCAGCGGCGGATGAAGCCCATCGCGTAGCGGTCCAGGTCCACGGTACCGACCATCCACGGGATGCCGATGCCGTTCAGCACCGAGTAGGGCACGATCCCGAACGCGCAGATCGGCCTCTCGTCAGCCAGGGCCACGAAGCAGTTGCCGTGCTTCGCGCCGTACTCAAGCGCGTCCGCTGGGGTGGCGAGGTTCGACGCGTACAGCTCGTCGATGTCGCCCTGCCGCGCGTTCTCGGCGACGTAGGCGAGCAGGTGAGGGGTGGCGCTCACTACCTGGAACTTAGGCTCCGCCAACGTGCACCTCCGGCATCAGGGCCAGGAGGCCGATGGGGGTGGGGTCGGTGTGCCTGATCAGCACGCTACCGTTACGCTCCCATGTCGACGCGAGACGCAACTCAACGAGACCGGTGACGAGGTTGGGCTGTGCGTACTGGTCGGCCACGGTGCGGGTCTTGGCCTCGTACAGGTGGTCCTCGTCAGGTCCTGCCCATACCGAACGGGTCTCGTTGACCAGCACACGCAGGACGCTCACGAGCTTGAGGTTCCCACGGATGGTCTCGGAGCTGTTGATGACGATGGGCAGCGTCTCCGCGTCTGCGGTGATCGGCAGGCCGACCGTAGCGATGACCGCAGGAGGGTCGATCGTGATCGCTCCGCCGGTCACCACCTGCTGCGCCTGCACGTAGCCGTCGGCCAGCACGGACACGATCTTGCCCTCCAGGTGATCGAGACCTGCCAGGGTGTTGCGCGCCCAGGACCACGTAGCGGTGGCCGACCGCAGGCTGGCGGGGATCGCGCTGTCAGGCCTGCCGGTCGCGACGGTCGTGGAGCTGGTGCTCACGATGGTGACCCGGTACACGGTGCCGTCGGTGTCGGTGTAGATGATCTGGTCACCGACGTCGGTGGTGGCTGGGTAGGCGAACGCAGCTGCCGACGCGGTGACCGTGATCAGCTCGTCGTTGTCGTAGTCGGTGCCGCCGCTCAGGGTCATGGTCGTGGCTGTGGCGTTGGTGTTGTCGTACGTGATCGCGCAGTCCACGAAGCATGCGTCGACGATGTCGGTCACGAGGCGCGTGTTGAACCGCTCGATGAACCGAGTGTCCACGCCGTCGATGTTGCGCAGCACGGTCACGTAGAGTACGTCCTCCTGGCCCTCGCTGATCGAGCACACGGACTCGAAGGTGCCGTCGGTGTCGTGGTGGTGCCACGCGACGACCTCCTGCTCACGCAGGTAGGTGAGACCGACCAGGGTGCCGTCGTTGCGGGACATCCAGATCACGTTCGCGGGGGACTGCTGGAAGCACCACTCAGTGAAGTAGTACCCGTCGACCAAGTGCGACCCACGTGCGGTGAGGTTCTGCCCCGTGTAGGCGTCGTTCGCGAACTGGTAGTTGAGGTCGCGTACGACCTGGGCCTTGTCCTGCGCGTACAGCGCGGACCCGCCGATGCCGAGAGGAGGTAGGTCGGACACGCCCTGGTAGCTCTGCAGCTTCGCCCCCACGTTCGATGGGGTGATCACGTCGGTCTGCTGGCCGGACCCTGCGGCCCACACCGAACCGTTGGTGAGCATGAGCAGCTTGTCGAGCTGGAGCAGGCTCTTGATCGCGTTGACCTGACTCCCCGCCAGGGTGAAGGTGACGGCGTCGTCGTCCAGGATCGGGTTGCTGGTGCCGAAGTCGGAGTAGCTGCCGGTCTTGCTCATCCACACGGTGTCGGGCTGCTGGCTCGTGCCCCCGAAGCAGAGCCGCTGCTGGTAGTACGTGACGGCGGTAGGGTAGCCAGGACCGTAACCGTAGGTGGCGTCGCCCAGCGCGGGATCGCCGAACGCGCCGAACGCCCACTTGTAGCTGGACGGCGTGCTCGCGGTGATCGGGGCCTTGTAGCTGGTGACGGTGACGTTGCCGATGAGCACGAAGGACGAGGGCAGGTCGATCCAGATCGTGCTGGTGGACAGCACTCGGTAGTTGACCGCGTAATCGTCGCCTACCTGAGTGCCACCAACCGACCAGTCGATAAGCATGACGCCGTACGACCCCACGGTCAGGCCGTGGCCTGCCTTGGTCAGCTCTGCGTAGCCGTCAGAGTACGCGGCCGTACTCGTGACGTTGACTGCGGCTCCATAGCCTGCAGACGTGATGCCCTGCGGCATGTACGACAGCACGGTGGCGTTGGCGACCTTCGCGCTGGTCAGCGAGTCGATGCGAGCCACACCGAACCCGTTGTGTAGGTACTCCCAGTCCACCCCTCCGTCGTTCCAGTTGGCCTCGGTGCCGATGGGGATGTTCTGTCCGGTGGTGCCAGCCGCGTGCGCGCGGTAGTAGTTGCCACCTGAGCGCACGACCTGACCGAGCGTCACGACCTTGCCGGGCAGCCACGACTCTCCGAAGTCCTTCTGCTCAAGGTAGAACAGCATGCCCACGTGCTTCGCTCGGAACAGGTCGGCACTTGCGGTCAGCGTGATGACGCCAGCACTCTTCGACGGCCACACGGTGATGGACCTGTCGGTGTTGATGTTCTGGAACGGGCCGTAGTTCAGCTCCTGCTCGGTGAACGACCACGACGTGGACGAGTACCGCGACAGCTGCATCGGGGGGTGGTTAGGGTGGACGACGGTGAGCACGTCTGCGGACTGCGTGTAGCTCAGCGTCAGCAGCTCGTCCGCAGTGTAGTCGGTGGGCAGCTCGATGATCGACTCACCGGCGGTGTTGAGCGGCAGCTCGTACCACTTGTCCGCAGCGAGGTCGGTCGCGAAGGTGCCGGACGTGTGACCCACGAGGCAGATGTAGTCGGTGCCGCTGTTGCGACGGACGTCGCCCTCGGCGTACACGGTGGCGGTGAGCCAGCTCGTGGGGGTGCCGTCGTAGACGAGCTGCGTCGCGTCGTAGATGAAGCGGATGTAACCGACACCGAACTCCAGCACGTAGTTCTGGGTCGTGCTGTAGCTGAACGGGATCAGTCGCGCACGGGACGAGGACGTCTTCTGCTCAGCGATGAGCTTGGTGCCGGGTCGGTTCTTGATACCGCCGTAGGGCTGCACGATGAAGTTCCGGCAGGTCTTCAGGCAGTTCTTGTACCACGCCAGATCCACCATCCCGTGGAGGGAAGGAGGCAGCTCACCGCCGGACAGCGAGGTCTGGAGCGTGATCGTCATTGGGCACCCGTGAGGTCTGCGTTGCTGGTGGTGCCACGGATCGCGATGAACTCGCTCTCGGGCTGCGCGTCAGGCTGGCCCTCGTTCATCGTGTTCGCTGCGGCGATGCTCTTCTCGCGGTAGTAGCCGTTCATCGCGGAGTTCGCGATGTCGGGCTTCACGGACATCGGCATCGCGATCTCAGCGGCCAGACGGTAGGCCAGTGCAGACCTCGCGCAGTTGGTCCACAGGTTGAGGTCGGTGACCTGCGCGGTGTAGACCAGCTCAGCGTCCGGCCAGTCGCAGAGGATGACCTTCACGTCCGCGTCGTTGGCGATGCGGAACGGGATCTTCTGCGTGTCGCGAGGATTGCGAGCGCCCTCGACCGCGATGTACTTCGCGCTGAGGCAGTCGGCAGGGTAGGCGTACTTGTAGTCCCAGTTCGTGGGAGGCGTGCCGAGGTCGGCCAGCAACACCCGCTTCTCGGCGAAGGGCCAAGGGAAGTCCTCCAGCACGTAGTCGCGGATGCTGTCGAAGAACATGCGGCACACGTTCGCGGCCTTGCTTGCCTCGTTGACGTCCTGGATCGCCGTCTCGAAGACGCCGATGCGCGCGAGTGCGATGTTGTAGATGTCGACCTCAGCAGCCATGTGAACTCCTTAGAGGTCGCCCAGGTTGATCCAGGTGATGCGGATGCTGCCGCTCCAGGAGATGTCGGCGTCGGCGTCGACGTCGCCGTCGGTGACCACAGCGGCGTTGAGGTACAGATCCTTCGCGGTGCCGGTCCCATCGAAGTGAGCCGAAGCCGCAAGCGCGCCGGTCACGGCGGTACCAGCCACGTCGATGGTGGCGGAGGACACCCACGCGGTGCTGGGCAGCAGGTCAGCCATCGTGCTGTTCAGGGTGGTGGAGCTGGCGGTAGCAGTGCCCAGGGACGCAGCGCCGGTCTTGCCCCCGTTGAGAGTGCTGGCGATGGCAGACCGGGTGGTCTCCTGCAGGGTGGCCGTCACACCGAGCACCAGGATCCGACCCTCGGGGAAGTCGTACAGCTTGGTGCCCACGTACTGCGTGGCGTTGGGCAGCGCCTGCGGGAGGTCTGTCAGCGTGAGCAGGGTCTGCTTCACGACGTCGCCGGACTCGACCGCTCGGACGTAGGGCGCGAGGGCCTCGACCACAGCTCCAGCCCCAGACGCGACGACCGCCGAATCGGCCTTCACGGCCATGCGGGTCGTGATGGTGCCGGACGTGTAGACGCTGCAGCGGAAGCGGTAGTATTTGTCGTGACCTTCAACGATCACGGTGCCGGTGCCAGCTGCGGTGCCGGTGGCGACCTGGGTCCAGGAAGCGCCAGAGCTGTTGCTGGACTCAAGCACCCATGTGCCGTCGAACGTGCTGCTGACGACGTAGTCGAACGTGTCACCGACAGCGAGACCCAGCAAGGGGCCGACGCCGACATCGGTGAAGGAAGCGGTGGTGGCCATGTCGGCTCCTTGTTGAAGATGCTACTTCTTGTTGGAAGGCTTCTTGATCTCGGGCTCGTTGACCGAGGTCATGGTGGGCTGCTTCATCAGCGTGACGAAGCTCTGAGCGGCCTGCTTCGCGCCCTGGCGCTCCAGGTCGAAGTCGGGCTTCGGGGGCGGGGCGACGAACTTCTCGGGCTCGACGAACCACTTGCCGGTGGTGTGGTCGCTGACCTTGAAGGTCTCGCCAGCGCGACGGCGCACACCGTCGTAGAAGCCGTCCTTGATTGCGATCACCTTCTTCATGACGGTGCTCCGTAAAGGTGGGGAGCGGTGGTTAGCCGCTCCCCTGTTGGCTCAACTTACAGGGCGTCGGGGTACGCCTTCCAGCTGGGCGGGTTGAGGGTGAGGTACGCGTCGATGTTCCCGGCGGTGAGGGCTTCGGTGCCGGTCACCTGGAGGATGCCGAGGTAACGCTCGTACGTGTCGTCGACCGGCAGAGCGCCCACGAAGATCGCGTCACCAGCGTCCACGCCGGTACCGGTGAAGGTAGCGGACACGAGGTGGACGGTGGAGGTCGAGGTGTGGATCGCTGCGCTGTCGTCGCTCGCGAGCTTGATGGCGAGCGTGCCGGTGGTGGTCGTCACGGTCACGTCGGTGGTGCAGCGCACGACCAAGTAGACGGTGGGGTGGCCGACGCCGATGTTGATGCCAGCGGCCTGGAGATCGACCTGGGATCCGATCAGGTAGGTGCCAGCAGCGCCGGTGTTGAGGGCGGTGGCGTCGCAGAATTCGAGGAGCTTGTCAATGAGAGCCATGGTTGATCTCCTTAGATACCGGCTTCGGTGGAGGTGATGGAGTCGCAGCGACGGACGGGGATGCCACGGAAGGTGTCCATGGCCTTGCCCTGGGCGTCCTCGACCGACTTGAAGGCGAGGTTGGCGTTGCCGTTGCACTGCAGATCGAACGCGTCGAGGGCGTCGGTGTTCATGTAGAAGGCGGGACGACCCATGCTCATGGCAGGGATGCGGCGGATCGCCTTCGCCATCAGGTCGCGCAGCACGGGGCCGGTGGCACCAGTGGCGACGATGTCCTCCAGGTCGAAGTTGATGCGCACGACGTGCCGCCAGTCCTTCACCACGAGACCGAGGTCCCAGGAGAAGAGGGAGCGGTAGACCTGCAGGATCGCGCCGTTGCTGTCGGTCTTACCGACCTCGCCGAAGTCCTGGTGCTGCAGACCGGCCTTGCTGCCCTTGGGAGTGCAGAGGAACACGGTCTGGGGGCTCCAGTTGATCAGCCAGATCGAGGTGTTGTCGGTGCTGTCGGGGGTGGCGGCAGAGGTCAGGATGTTGCGAGCGTTCTGCGCGCTCTGGTCGTTGTAACGGGGAGCGAAGCCGGTGAAGGCCTCGGGCTCGGTGGTCTCGTTGCCGTAGAACAGCGTGGAGGCCATCTCCTGGTTCATCGCCTCGATGGCAGCGTAGGACTCGTTCATCACGAACTTCTGCACGTTCCCGCTCTTGCGAGCGAGATCGACGTCGATCTCCGAGTAGCGGCGCAGCATGCCGCACTGATCGACGACCTTGGCCTGGGTGCCCTTCTCGGGCTGGATGTAGCCGTACAGCTTCTTCCAGGTCGCGCCGCCGATGCCGGTGCGGACGATGTTCTCGTCGCCGTTCGTCAGCTTGCCCTCCATCACGGTGGCATCCTTGAGGATGTCGTTCTGCAGAGACAGCATCTCGGCGATGTCGCCGATGGTGCCGTCGGGATCGGTCATCTTGGCCAGATCCAGAAGGGTGGGGTTGTAAACTCCAAGAGCAGCCATGGCTGTGTCTCCTTATTTGGTGTTGGGGAAGAGGCGCTTAGCGGGATCGGTCTCCATCACGTTCGCGTCGGCAGGGACGTGCTTGTCCTGCGCGGAACGTTCAGCGATCTTGGCGAAGGCCTTGATGAGGCCTGGGTGGTTACCCAGACCGGTGCTGTCGAGGAAGTTCTTCAGTTCGGGGGTCGCGAACTCGGCAAACGCGCTCTGCGCGGCCTTGGTCGTGGCGTCCCACTTCGCGCCGCCGATCTCCTTGTCTGCCTTGGCATCGGCAAGCCACTGCGCGGACTGCCGCGCTGCTTGGTCGGCCTGGATGGACATGAAAGCGGTGGCGAGCTTCTGCGCTCCCTCATTGCCGACACCCAGCTCCTTCAGCACGGGCGTGACGATGTCTACAGCGGCATCGTCCAGCTTCACGCCTTCGGGGAGTTTGAAGTCGTAGACCTCTGGCACCTTCGGCTCGGCTACCTTCTCGATGGCCTTGTCGTCGACGGCGGCGTCGGTCTTCGGTTCATTGGTGGCGGGTACTTCAGTAGCAGGCACGACAGGCGTGGCTGCAGCATCAGCGGGCGGAACCGCTGCAGTGAGCGAGGTGCTGGTGTCTTGGGTTGTCCCAGCAGCTGCGGTTTGGTCAGACATTGGTGTCCTCCTTTGGTGAGAGAAGTTCAAGCTGCATGGCTACCCAGGTCTCAGGTGACGCGGATGCCATCTTGTCGGTGACGATGAGGCCCAGCTTGCGGATGCCCTCCTGGTAGGCCATCTGCAGCGCGTTGGTCGCGAAGCTGGACCGATACGGGCCAGTCTGCTCAAGGAGCCACACCATGACACGTCGGCCCTCGGGCGACGCCATCACGGCGCAGAAGTCGTTGAGCAGCTGGCGCTCTTGTGCGGCTCCCTTGGCCTGCTTGCGCTTGACCTGCTTCAGGTCGCCGGAGTCGAAGTTGTCGGGCACTCGGAACTCAGACATGGTGGAACTCCCCGCTGTCGAGGTCGGTGTCCTCGGCGCGTGCGTGCAGGTGGACCTTGTGCCCAGGGTCAGTGCCGGTGCGGAAGTTCTCACACTCCTCGCGGCTGCAGAACACGGCCTGGGCCTGCAGCTCACGCAGACGTGCCTCCTGGTGCTTGAACCTCAGACGCTGCAGCGCCTGCTCCTGCCGCAGCTCGTGGACCACTCCGGTCAGCTCATGGACGCTGCTGGACAGCTCCTTGATCGTGGCGTTCAGGGTCGCCACCCATGCCTTGGCGAAGTAGGTCATCGCGCTGACGCAGAGCACGACGCTACCGACGACGAACGCGGTGATGATCTCGTTGCTCAGGGTGGCCGTCATGGCTGCACCCCCTGAGCTTCGTTCATACGGCCCAGGAGCTGGGACAGCGCGTTGTTGTCGGAGAGAGGAGCCTGTGCGAGGTCCTTCGCGGTGCCAGCCATCTGCTGAGCAGCCATCATCTGCTGCTGAGCAGCGGCCTGCTGAGCGCGAGCTGCGCGGACCTTCTCCACCTCCTTCTCGTCGGTGAGCAAGTCGGCAGGCGTGCCGTTGACATTCGCATAGGTCCGAATGGCTCGGTCGCCGGACAGGTTGTCCAGGATGTCGGGGAACGCCTGCGCGAGGTTGCCAGCGAACGTGAGGGTCCGCTCGATGGAGGTGATGCCTACGGACTTCATGGCCTGGGACATGGTGCTGATGAACTCGAAGCTCACGTCAGCGCCAGCCAGCTCAGGGGGCGGGGGAGGGATGATCGGTGCTCCGTTGAGCTTGCCCTCCCAGTACGGCCTGCTGCGATCGACCATGATCTCGAAGGTGCGGGACACCATCGGGTCGAGCAGCTCGTCATTGGCGCGCAGGTAGACGGGGCCAAGCGCGAGGAGCTTCTCCTCCTGCCTCGCGGCGATCTCGGTCGCGGTGATGTTGCTCCGCTCGTCGTTCGCGATGAGCAGGAACAGGTCCTTGAAGAAGCAGCTGTTGATCCGGCCCTGGACCTCCTGGATGTCCTGCAGCAGGTACTGCATGCCGCTGAGCTGGGTCTGGTAGGTCGGGGTGATCGGCTGTCCGTTCTGCATCACGTCGACGTAGGTCACACCACCGGGCAGGTTGGACACGCCGCGCTTCTCAAGGCTCACAGGTGCCTGGGTCGGAGGGTTGACGTGCTTGTCGACGACCATGATCTTGCGGCGCTGTTCGAGCTGCAGGGCCATCACGTCGCCAAGGGCCTCCATCCCAGGGCTGGTGCCGTAGGTGTCCTCACCCAACACCGCCCACCTGGACGCGATCAGCGGGTTCGTCTTGTACCCACCGCGCCGCAGCCACTCGTCAGGGCGGGACGCCTCCTCGTAGTACACCGAACGCAGAGGCATGTTCCTGCTGCTCAGGCCACCAGGGTTGAAGTCAGGGTTCGGCTCAAGAGCGTGGATGACCATGAACCATTCGTTGTAGCTGCCGCGCTCGTAGGCCTTGCGCACGGGCTGCGTCACGTTGTCGATGCCGAACCTGCGGATGAGCTGGGACGCCGTCATCTGGAACTTGCGGTAGCCGGTGTCGACGACGCCTCGTGCGTTGGTGCTCAGCATGTAGCTGCCGATGGGCCAGCTGTACGCGCGGATCACGGCCTCGTCGTCCTCCTCAAGGATGAACGCGTCGGTGCCGTAGCCGCCCAGGTTGGAGAACGTAGCAGGCAGAGCTGTGTAGATGTTCGACCGCAGGAAGATCTCCTGCATCGCGTCGCGCACGAGGTCGAGGTACTGACGGGTGCTGTGCCGCTTGTTGAGGTCAGGGTCAGCGACTCGCATCTGCACCCAAGGCCGTGCAGGGTTCGTGATGCCGCTGACCATGCCTGCGCTCAACGCACGGAGGGCCAGTGTGGCCGTCGCGTCGTTGATCTTCGTGTTGCGCAGGTTGCCCTTGTTCGGGGTCTGCGCGAAGAAGCGCGACGTGCGGGGCATGATGTAGTCGTTGATGTCGCGCCAGTGGGGGATGAACATGGCTCGCTCGGCCTCCATCCCAGCCAGCTGCCTCGTGTGGAACTCGCGCTGCGTCATCGTGTACATCACGCCCCCAGCACAGTCTTGGGGCCAGAGCCCGTGGTTGAGCCAGCCCCGACGCCCATACCAGAGCTGAGGATCGTCGCCTGACGCCCACCCATCGCTGCCATCCTGCGACGCTCACGGTCCAGCGCAGCGACGACGGTGGGGTCCGATGGCGTCGCCGTCGGGGGAGGCTTCTGAGGTGCAGGGATAGAGGGTCCGCCGAAGCACATCACCAGTTCTCCTTGAACGGATCGTACGACCCGGAGTCTGCCTTGATGCGCCGAGCACCAGGGGTGGGCAGTTCGCCAGCGGCGGGCGCCACTGGGAACGCGAACGTGAGGCCCAGCGCATCTGCGCGGTCAGGGCTGCGTCCGATCTCGTCGCGGATGGTCTCCTTGTCGACGAGCTTGAACTTGTCGCCCTTGAACTCGTAGGTCAGCGCGCACAGCTCTTCGGCCAGCAGCTCGTCCTTGGGCAGAGCACCCGAGGTCTTGATCCAACGGGCCATGATGAACGCCATCTCGCTCCGTTTGTTGAAGTATCGTGGGTCGCTCGACTTGCCGCTGAAGTACACCTCTGTGCAGCTGCGCAGCATCGTCGAACGTAGAGCGTCGATCACGCCTGCGCCGTAGCCGCCGGTCGCGTCGACGTGCACACCGTCAGGGTTGTGCTCGTCCATCTTCGACGCGACGACCTGCGCCACCAACACGCTGTCGGGGATGTGCGTCACCACGAGAGGCCAGCACACGTTCCCGTGGCGGAACGCGATGACGCTGTCGTCCATGCCCTGACGGGCCACGTCGACACCGAGCACCTTGGCCGCGAACTCGTACTCGCCTGGGTTGTAGTGGCGGTTCATCGCAGCGTCGACCTCTGCACGGGTGAGCAGAGCGTTGACGTCACCGCTGGGGAACTGCCCAAGCACGCGGACCTTCGCGAAGTCGCTGTCGATCCCATAGTCGTCGACCCACGCCTGCAGCTGAGCCTTGTTGGTGATGGCGACGGTGCGGCTGTCGATCTGGCGCGTGATCCACCGGTGCTTGAACCGGCCGAAGCAGTCAGCGAACCGGCCCCGTGCACGGGTCGGGTTACCAAATGCGAACCACGCAATCTCGGTGTCCTCGTCGGTCATGGCACCTTCGGCCACTTCCCAGATGATGTCGGGGATGGCTGATGCCTCATCGAAGACGAGCAGCACACGCTTGCCCTTGTTGTGCAGACCTGCGAACGCTTCGTTGCGGGTCTCGCTCCACGCGATCTGATCGACGCGCCACGTCTTGTCGTGACCGACCTGCTTGCTGAACAACGCGGTGGCCGTCAGCTCGAACCAGTGCTCGTTGATGGAGAGTCGGTGCCACTTGGCCAGCTCTGCCCAGGTCTTCGTCTTGAGCTGCGTCTCGGTGTTCGCGGTGACGATGCCCTTGGTGTCCTCCATCGTGGACATGGCCCAGAGGATGATCCACGACACGATGGCGCTCTTGCCGATGCCGTGGCCCGACGCTGTCGCCATCTGCAGGGCCTTGTTGACGCTCATGCCGTTCTTGATGTCGTTGAGCACACCGACCTGCCACTCGTCGGGGCCGCTGTACTTCTCCAGCTCACCGGTGCCCCACGGGAACGCGTAGAGCACGAACCCCAGAGGATCACCAGCGAAGCCAGCGATGTCTTCGATGAGCGCCTGCTCAACGTCGACGGGGGAGGTGAGGACGCTCACGACTTGCTCGCACGGGCACGGGCCTCAGCGAGACGCTGGGCGAGAGTGTTGACCGTGATGTTGATCTCCGCTGTGAGCGCGTTGGGCACGAGCTTGGCGATGAGCGTGGCGAACGTGTTGGGGTTGGTCTTCGCGAGCTTCACGAGGTAGTCGACGCCACCAGCCTTCTCGAAGGCCTCTCGCACCACCTCACGCATCTCGCGGCTCCAGTGGTTCGGCACACCGGCGGGACGACCGCCCAGATTCTTCGGAGCGTTCGGATCCTTGGGCTGCTTCTTGCGCTTCGACGCAGGCTTCGCCACCGCTGTCGCGGGGGTAGGTTGTTTTCCTGGAGCCTTTGCCACTGCGTCCTCCACACTCAGGAGTATGGACACGCCACCAACAGGCGCAACAACATATACGCTTGCCTCACCCAACAAACATGGCGCAAACCCGCTACACCACTACGTCCTAGCGAATTTTGCCTCAACCCATGCCTCACCTGGGAAGAGTGGGTGAGGCAAACGTAAACGCAGTACTGGTGCGGCCCGCCGAGGATTTTGCCTCACCTGACTCACCCTTTTCTTATTCTTTAAGAGAAAAAAAGATTATTTTTAATATGTAATGAAAGAGGGGGTGTGTAGGGGAAAAGATTTTTGGCGATCTGGGTGAGGCAGTGAGGCAAAATCTCTGCGAGCCCGCGCCACCACTGCGTTTGAGGCTTGCCTCACCCCTTGCCTCACCCCTTGCCTCACCCACCCATTTTCAGGGGGGTGAGGCAAACTTTTTGACCCGATAAGAGCGTAGCTGCGCAGCTATTTTTTATTGTTTGCAAAGTGCCTCGAACACGCCATCCTGATCCCAGGAGGAAGCATCCATGTCACGGCCAAGCCTGAAGTACCAGATCGCCCGGTTCCGACTACCCGCTGTAGTAGGCACCGAGGCTCGGAACATCGACGTCACCACCATCGAAGGCGCGGCCGTCGCGCTCGGTTGGTCGGTGTCCTATCTGCGCACGCACCACAGCGTGCTAGGCCCCAACGCGACGATCGAGCGCGTGATCTCCTCTGATGGGGAGGACACGCTTGTGAGGGTGCGGAGGGCCACGCCGCAGAACGTAGACCGTCCCTTCCCCTTCAAGGACTAGCCCCTCAACAGCATCGTCTGCGCTCTTGAGAGCGCGAGGAGTAGCCATGTCCCTACGTCAGGACAACATCAAGCTGGGTTCCCGAAAGCGATACATGATGCAGATCATCGAGGAGCCTGTGAGGTTCCGTATCCACAACGAAGCCGACAACCAGCAGCAGCGCGGGTTCGACATCACTCTGCGGCGTCTCGCCGAGATGCTGTACGACGCCGGTCACATCCCCGCCAACGAAACAGTGCACGTCCTGCGCCTGTTCGATGGTGTGGCTTATGGCGACGTCATCGAGATCCCAGGCCTGAAGCTGTATCACTACAGCCATCACACCTATCACGTCAGGCTCAAGCGAATCTCCAACCAAAGGTTCCTCAACGCCTATGCGTTCGCTCCCGTACCAGAGGCGTTCCTATGAGCTTCGCAGACCTCGCACGAACCAAGTTGAAGTCATCTGGGCTCGATCACCACAGCTTCCGCGACCTGGGCGTGGAGGTGTATGTGCCGGAGCAGACCAAGGCCGCAGGCGGCGCTGATGCGCCGAGCCTGATGATCAAATACTTCGACCCGCGACAGCCCAGAGCCGATCGCAAGCGCCTCAGCAACCATCCCATGTGGGCTCCGTTCGAGCGCGGCCGCTACCTCGTCGATGTGTACGCTGGCAAGGACAACAAGCTGCAGCGTTACTTCCAGGTCGCGAAGTCCGGCGTCGGTGCGTACTACCCTCTCACGCTGCCCAGCCATCTTGAATGGTGCGAGATCCTCAAGGATCCGAGCATCCCCATCTACATCACCGAGGGTGAGTTCAAGGCCGCGAAGGGCTGCGACATGGGCTTTCCCACCATCGGCCTCGGCGGGGTGTGGAACTTCTACAGCCGGGGCACAGGCGATGACTTCCTGGCCAGCCTGGAGTGGGTTGACTGGGTACAGCGCAAGGTCACGATCGTCTTCGACAACGACGGCACCGTGAACCCCAACGTCGTGGCCGCAGTGAACGAGCTGTCTGCGGAGCTTCACGCACGCGGCGCGATGCCCTACTTCCTGCGCCTGCCCAACGACTCAGGGGTCAAGGTAGGGCTCGACGACTACTTCCTCACGCACAGCGCCGCTGACTTCATCGACCTGCTGAAGGGCAGCGAGGCGATGCGCATGGCCGAGGTGTTGTGGAGGATGAACGAGAAGTACACCTACATCAGGGGCGAGATCGGCGGTGTCTTCCGCAAGGGCGCGGACATGCCCATGCGTGTGGATCGGTTCCTGTTGGACGAAGGCAACAAGACAGTGCGGGAGCAGATCCTCACCCCTGCAGGTGAGATGTCCTACAAGCAGGTGAGCGCGGCAGCGAAGTGGCTGAAGTGGCAGAACCGATGCGAAGTGGAAGGTATCACCTACCTGCCTGGAGGAGCGGACGTGGTGGACGGCAGGCTCAATATGTGGAAGCCGCTGCCTGTGACCGCGCGGAAGGGCGACGTCACACCGTGGAAGGAGCTGTTGGGGTACATCTTCGGTAGAGAGCCAGAAGGCAAGGCCTCGATGAAGTGGTTCACGCAGTGGCTGGCCTATCCGCTCCAACGCCCAGGGCTCAAGATGTACTCCTGCGTGCTCATGTGGTCGCCGCTCCAGGGCGTTGGCAAGTCCCTGATCGGTTACGTCATGGAGAAGATCTACGGCGAGAACTTCAAAGAGGTCGATGAGAACGACCTGCGGAAGAGGTTCAACGGATGGGCCTGCAACCGCCAGTTCATCATGGGCGACGAGATCACCGGCTCTGACGCGCACAGCCATGTCGATCTGATGAAGCGGCTCATCTCAGGTCACACCATCACCATCGAAGAGAAGAACATCCCAGAGTTCACGATCCCCAACTACGCAAGCTTCTACCTCACCAGCAACCGACCTACCGCTATCCATGTTGAGGATGGTGACCGCCGCTACTTCATCTGGGAGGTGAAGGAGAAGGCACCGGACGAGTTCTTCAAGTCCTTCGACAGGTGGTACAAGAACGCGCTGAACATGGACTACCTGTACCACTACCTTATGAACGTAGACCTCACCGGCTTCGAGCCTCTTCAAGCCCCGCCCATGACCGACGCCAAGGAGGAGATGCTGGAGAACGGGAGATCCACGCTGGGCAGCTGGATCAAGGCCCTGCGTGAGAGCCCTGATGATGTGCTGGTCTTCAACGGTGTACCGATCGAGGGCGACCTGTTCACGAGCGAAGACCTGCTCGCGCATTTCAGGCGCGCAGACCCTGCCACTGCGGTGAAGCCCAACGGTTTCGGCAACGCGATGAGCGCGGCAGGCTTCACCAGGAGCAAGGGCCAGTACCGATGGACCGACAGCATGGGCCGTGACCATCGTGGCCGTGTGTGGTTCATCCGTAACGTGTCCAAGTGGTCCCGTGCTTCGTCCGACACGATCCTTCGATACCTGAAAAATTCATTCAAAACCGCTAAGCCTGTGGCGGTAAAATAGACCACCTTTCCCAGGCTCTGCTGCCGTGTCTCAGAGCCACCAACCGGGGCACCGTCCCCACAACCGAGGAGCCATCATGGCCACCAAGAACACCACCACTCCCCACCCCGAGCAGGCCGGTCTGCTGCCGCTCGACTCCACCACCAAGGAGAAGAAGCGGAAGGTCTTCGCCGCTGCGGACAAGGCCAAGAAGGCCGCGAAGCCGAAGGCCGAGAAGAAGAGCGACACGCCCTTCGTCGACAGCCTCGTCGCCAAGCAGAAGGCCGAGGTCGTCATGAACCCCGAGCCGGTCGCCGTCGCGAAGCCGGTGAAGGAGAAGAAGGAGCGCAAGCCCCGCGCCGCGAAGCCGAAGACCGATCCCGTCGTGCACACCGACCTGAAGGGCCTCGTGCATGACGCTGTGAGCAAGGCAGTGGCCAAGGCGAACAAGGCCCACGAGAAGGAGATGAAGGCCGCGAACAAGGCCCTGGAGCAGGCGAAGAAGAGCGCCAGCAAGGCCGCGAAGCAGTTCGACAAGGACAAGACCAAGGCTGTGAAGTCCGCGACCAAGGGCCTGCACACCGCCGCTGAGGTCAAGAAGGCAGCCGACAAGGCCTACGCTACCGGCTACCGCGAGGGCAAGAACGCTGCGATGCGCGAGATCAAGGCCGCGCTGAAGGGAGGTGCGTGATGAAGGTCTACAAGGTCAGTTCCTACAGCCCTGAAGGCGGGGGCATCACCAAGTACACCGGCTCCGAGGCCGAGGCACGTCAGGTCCGCGTCGGCATCATGCGTGACTACGGCATGAAGCGGAAGGAGGTCGACATCACCGCGCTCGACATCCCCACCAGCAAGGGCGACCTGCTCGTCTTCCTGAACGACCGCAAGAGCAGGCCCGTACTGTGAGCGACTGCCCGTTCGCCCGACTCGGACTCACCGACACGGCGAGCGCGGACGAGGTGAAGGCTGCGTGGCGCACACTCGCTCGCAGTCTTCACCCCGACCTGGGGGGCGACCCCGTCTCGTTCGACGAGGGCCACCAGAACTACAAGGCCGCACTGCAGGCCGTCGCAGCTCGCAAGTGTCCCAACTGTCACGGCACCAAGCGCGTGACCCACACCGTAGGGTGGACCACCGTGTCCACGTCCTGCCCCACCTGCGGCTGACCCTCGCCGCAACACAAGAAGGAGAGCACCATGTCCAACAAGTATTGGATGGTCCACGTCGAAGGTACCGTCGGACCTCGCACCAAGTACCTCAACAAGGAGTCCGCTCGCCAGCGTGCCCGTGCACTGGCGAAGGAGACCCGCCACCGTGTCCACGTCCTGGAGTCGGTCCTCGTGATCGAGGCCGAGATCCCCGTCGTCGCCGTGACCTACCACGAGAGTGTGCCGGAGCCGGTGCGGCCTCCGCTCAACCCCGACGTGCTGATCGCGATGGAGAAGATCGCGGGTACCCACTACGACCCGGACAGCTACCGACCCCTGTGATCTGGGTCACACCCACCCTGAACTGGCCCACCTAAGTGTGGGCCTTTTCAATGGGTTGCGTTTTTCTTGAAAATAGTGGTTTACAAGCCAGCTGTGCAGGTGGGTAAAATGATGGAGCAGTACCACGATCCTTGAAAACCTAAGAACGCTGAACAAGACACCCCAGCCGCCGCGTTTCAGAACGTGAGCGAGACGGTCGAGAGCTGACGCGAGGCAAAGACACCGACGACGTGCCGCATGGAGAGCGGACGTGAAGCGAACGGGCCTTGAGCGAGTGATCGACATACCGGAAACGAAACACCCAGGGCACCGCGCTGTTGCGATGGCGCGGTGCTCGCCAACACCCCACACATGCCACATGACAAGGAGACCACCATGGCCCGTAAGAGCAAGCTCAGCACCACCGACAAGTACATCATCCGCAGCGTCGTCGACAAGTACCACGTCGACACCCTCAGCCACGTGATCGAGGCCGACATCAAGCGTCGGATGAAGACCACGGAGGTCACCCCCGGCTTCATGAAGCAGGCGCTCGACTACGCTGTGACCCGCCACAACGACAACCGCATGCTCTTCCGCCGTCTTGGTTTCATCTAGGAGGTCCACATGACCCGGCCCGAGATCCTCAACACCCCACTCACCGACGCCGAGCTGATCACGCTCGGTGCGCGGCTCGACAACGACGGCCCTGCCAGTCGCGTCGACGCATGCCGCCTCCTCGCCACCATCCGCGACCTGCAGCACACCCTGCGGCAGATCGACATCGCCAACTACATGGAGTAGCAGCTCATGACTCCCAAGCAGATCGTCCGCGCAGAACTCAACCGTCTCATCAGCGAACACGGCCTGTCCTGGTACCAGGACTTGACCCACAATGCCCGCATGGAACGGCTCATGTCCCGCCTGTTCTTCGTCATCCTGCAGAACTCACGCGTGGCAGCTGCCATCCCCGCCAACTTCATCCTCGCGCTGCACGACGAGGCAGCTTCCGCCATCTACCCCCAGGAGTAGCCCATGACCATCACCCCGATCGTCCCCATCGTCCACCTCAACGGCTCCGGCCGTCACACCCTGATCCGCGAGCGCCACGACCTCCGCATGGCGCTCCACACCACCCTGGAGAAGCTCGCGGCCATGACGCCGCACCCCCGCGACTACTACCCCGTCGAGGGCGTCTTCGAGATGGCGATGGCCCAGCACGTACGCAGGATGGAGAAGCTCCAGCACATCGTCAACGAGATCGAGACCGAGATGGTCCTGCTCGAAGGAGAACAGTCATGAACCCCGTCACCGCTCAACTCGTCCTCAACTCAGGCCTCATCTGGCGTCTCGAAGGCGCGATGGGCCGCACCGCCACCGACATGATGCGGGAAGGGCTCGTCATGCTCGGGCCCACGCAGACCACCGACTTCTGGGGCAACCGGGTCCCCAGCCGCTACGACGTCAAGCCCGGGACCACGGGCTCCCGCGAACTCGTCGTCGAACGGATGGGCGAGGAGTACGCACAGATGCTCGACCTCGTGCCCCACGAGCCGACCACCGAGATCCTCACCGCCGCGTTCACCAACATCTAAACCACCACTCACATCCCAAGGAGCACCACCATGGCCCACAACCTTTCCTTCCGCAACGGCGAAGCCCGGTTCGCACACGCCGACGTCAACCCCTGGCACCAGCTGGGCACCAACGTCCGCACCGCTCAGACCTCCGCCGAGATGATCCGCGCCGCCAAGCTCGACTTCACGGTCGAGAAGATGCCGATCTTCCTCGCCGACGGCACCAAGATCGACGGCTCGTACGCCAACGTCAGCAGCGACACCAAGCAGGTCTTCGGCATCGTCGGCGACCGCTACGAGCCCCTGCAGCCGCAGGAGGCGTTCGACTTCACCGACAGCCTCATCAAGTCGGACCAGATGCAGTACCGCACCGCTGGCATGCTCAGCACCGGGAAGATCTGGATCCTGGCCGCGCCGAAGACCGACCGCACGATCGAGATCGTCAAGGGCGACCCGATCGAGATCCGCCACCTGTTCACCACCGGCTTCGACGGTCAGAGCGTGACCGAGTACCGTGGCACCAGCATCACCGTGGTCTGCAACAACACGCTCAACATCGCCGAGAGCGAGAAGGCCACCAGTGTGGTGCGCATCCGCCACACCAACAGCCAGAAGGACAAGCTCGCGATCGCGGCCAAGATCGTCGCGGCCCACGCGGAGCACCAGAAGTCCTTCGTCGAGGCCCTGCAGTTCCTGGCCAAGAAGAAGCTCACGAACGACCTCGTCACCGAGTTCGAGCGCCGCATGTTCGGCAGCATCGACGAGCGCGAGGAAGGCCGTGGCAAGACCGTGCTGCTCAACAAGCTCGACCAGTTCGAGTACCTCATGGTCAACGGCAAGGGCACCGAGATCCCCGGCCGCACCGGCAACGCCTACGGCATGCTGCAGGCCTTCACCGAGTGGACGGACTGGATGTCCCAGGTCAAGGGCACCGACGACCGGACCAACTCCATCGTGTTCGGCAACGGCGCGAAGCAGAAGACCCAGGCCCTCTCCACCCTGCTCGAACTCGTGACGGTGTAACCATGGCCTATGTGACCACCACCATCAACGACGAGACTCTCATCCTGCTCAGCAAGGAAGAGACAGCCATGCTCAAGCGCAAGCTGACCGGCCAACAGATGACCCAGGCCGAGTCTCAGCTGAAGGAACTCCTGATGCGCCAACTCATCGCAGAGGCGCGGAGGGTGCGATGACCAAGCGCGATCGCCTCATCCTCTTCATCGCAGGAGCCGCCTTCATCGGTGCGCTCCTGCGCTTCCTTCCTGACGCGGTCGATGCCACCATCACCGTCCTGTTCTAGTAAACCTGCGCTGCTGATTCCCAGCGGCACGCCACGGTCAGGCGTACACTGACCACACGGAGCCCCACATGTCACATGCCAGCATCACCCTCCCCAAGACCGTCGCCGCCATGGCTGACCGGCTCTACAAGCTGAAGGCCTTGAAGGCCGAGGCCCAGGCCAAGCTCGACGCGATCGACGACGAGCGCAAGGCCATCGAAGCCGAGCTGATCAACCGCCTCCCCAAGGACGACAGCACCGGCGTCCAGGGCAAGGTCGCGCGCGTCTCCCTCATCATCAAGGACGTGCCCCAGGTCGAGGACTGGGTCAAGGTCTACGCGTACGTCGCCAAGCAGAAGGCGTGGCACCTCCTCCAGAAGCGCGTCAGCTCCAAGGCTGTCGAGGAGCTGTGGGAGGACGGCAAGAAGGTCCCCGGCATCGTCGCCTACCCCAAGGTCACCGTCTCCCTCAACAAGATCTCCTAGGAGCCTTTTTAAGGCCCCTGGCACCCCGTCCTGCGGTGTTGGGTCGTCCGACACCGCAGAGGCACCCTCTACCCCCTACCACGCCCCACAGGGGCACATCATGGAGCATCCCCCATGGCCAAGAAGACCACCACCCAGCTCAACACCTGGGAATCCGAGATGGCAGCGTCTGCCGTCTTCGCCGCGAAGGCCGAGAGCAAGTCGGTCGACCGCCCCTTCTTCAACACGAACAACCAGCTCAAGTTCGGCGGGGCCCCCCTGCCCTACGGCGCGGCCGTCGTCGTGCTGGACAACATCCACGCGAACCTCTACTACGAGGGCACGTACGACCCCAACAACATCGTCAGTCCCGACTGCTACGCGTTCGCTCGCGACGTGGTCGACCCCAAGACCGGCGACGTGGTCGTCCAGGGCATCAACACCTGGGACGGCAAGCCCGACATGGCTCCCCACAAGGACGTGGTGCAGCGGGTCAGCGACAAGTGCGCGACCTGCCCCCTGAACCAGTGGGGCAGCGGCACCGGCAAGGGCAAGGCCTGCCAGAACACCCGCCGACTCGCCGTGATCCCGGCCGGTACCATGGCCGCTGGCGAGAAGTTCACCCCGTTCACCAAGGCCGAGCAGTTCGACGGCGCGCAGATCGCGTACGTCAAGCTGCCCGTCACCAGCGTGCCCAGCCTCTCCCGACTCATCATGGAGACGGCCCAGGCCCTCAGCCGCCCGATCTGGTCGATGTTCACGCACATGAAGGTCGTGCCGAACCCGACCGGCAAGCTGCCTGCCACCGTCGTGCAGTTCGACGCTCTGGCCGCTGCGCCCAACGCGGTGATGGACGCGATCTACAAGAAGATGAAGGCCGCTGTCGACGACATCGCCTTCCCCTTCAGCGTCAACCAGCCGAAGCCGGACAAGCCTGCCGCCAAGGCGAAGCGTAAGTACACCTAGACCACAGCAGGGGGCGGCGCTCACCACGTCGCCCCCGCTTCTTCGGAGGCCCTATGACCTCGATCGAGAAGGCGCTGCGCACGTGGCACACGCTACAGGACGCGCTGCGCGATTGCACCGAGGACTACGCGAAGCTCCTGCTCCGCGCCGAGATTCTGAACCAGAACCGTCCGTTCATGCTCAAGCGGATCCACTCACGCATCAATCGTCTCCGCGCTAAGCGCGAGAGGGAGGAACTGTGCACCCCGTCACCATCGACTTCGAGACCGAAGCGATAGCCCCCCGCCCCGACTACCCGCCCAAGCCGGTGGGTGTCTCCATCAAGTACCCCGGCGAGAAGGCGCGCTACTACGCCTTCGGCCACCCGGAAGGGAACAACTGCACCAAGGCCCAGGCCCAGATCGCGCTCGCCAAGGCGTGGTCCCACGAGGGCGGCGTCCTCTGCCACAACGCGAAGTTCGACATCGACGTGGCCGAGACGCACATGAACCTGCCCCAGCTCCCCTGGGACAAGATCCACGACACGATGCTGGAGGTCTTCCTCCACGACCCTCACGCGCCGTCCCACGCGCTGAAGGCGCAGGCCGAGGTACTCCTTGGCATCGCGCCCACCGAGCGTGACGAAGTGCGCGACTGGCTGGTCAAGCACGGCTACTGCACACGCGCGTCGAAGAACTGGGGAGCGTTCATCTGCAAGGCACCCGGGGACCTCGTCGGTAAGTACGCCGACGGCGACGTCATCCGCACCGAGATGCTGCACCGCAAGCTGATGCCTGTGCTCAAGAAGCGGAAGATGATCGGCGCTCTGGACCGTGAGCGTGAGCTGCTCACGTGCCTGCTCGACATGGAGCGCCAAGGCGTACCGGTCGATCTGGTGGGCCTGATGCGCGACTGCGAGAAGTACGACAGCGAACTCGCTGCGCTGTCCAGCTGGTGCCACAGGCGCATCAAGTCGAAGGTCAACCTGGACAGCGGCGAGGAGTTGGTCAACGCGCTCATCGAGGCCGGGAAGGTCGACACCGAGCTGCTGGGCACCACCCCCACCGGCGCGTACAAGACCGACAAGGCTGCTCTGGCCCGTGCCGTCACGGACAAGACCCTGAGTGCCGCTCTGAACCACCGGGCGTCGCTGCAGACCTGCCTGGGCACGTTCATGAAGCCGTGGCTTGAGACCGCTCGCGCGAGCAAGGGCTACATCTTCACGCAGTGGAACCAGCTCAAGCAGTACGGCGGCAAGGGCGTGGCCGGTGCCGTCACCGGCCGACTCAGCTCCAGCCCGAACTTCCAGAACATCCCGAAGGAGTTCTCGCCGTTGTGGGCGCACCAGCAGAAGGGCCTGCCCAAGTGCCCTCTCGCGCTGTCGCCGCTGCCGTTGGTGCGCAGCTACATCATCGCGCCCAAGGGCTACGTCCTGCTCGACCGTGACTACAGCCAGCAGGAGATCCGCATCCTCGCGCACTTCGAGGACGGAGCACTCAGCGAGGCCTACCTCACCGACGCGTGGATGGACGCCCACCAGACCGCGATGGAGGAGATCAACGCGCGACTCGATAAGGACTTCAAGCGTGGCGTGATCAAGCAGATCAACTTCGGACTGATCTACGGCATGGGCATCCAGCTCATGGCGGATAAGGCTGGCTGCACCTACGACGAGGCCGCTGAGGCCAAGCGCGCGGTGCTGTCGATCTACCCCGGCCTGAAGGACCTGCAGCAGGGCCTGCGTGAGCTTGCGCAGACCAAGCAGCCGCTCCGCACCTGGGGCGGTCGCGAGTACCACTGCGAACCTCCCAAGCTGATCAACGGCCAGCCCCGCACCTTCGAGTACAAGATGCTCAACGTGCTGGTGCAGGGCAGCGCCGCTGATCAGACGAAGCAGGCCGTGATCAACTACTACCGGACCAAGCCCGTGACGCACAAGCTGCTGCTCACGGTGCACGACGAAATGCTAGCGATGTGCCCTCAGCCCCACGAGGCTGTCGGCATGCAGGTCCTGCAGGGCGCGATGGAGTTCACACCCTTCGAGGTGCCCATGACGTCCGAGGGCAAGATCTCAATCACCAACTGGGCAGAGCTTGTGCCCTACGACAAGAAGGGAGTGCGCGTATGAGCGCGAAGCGCATCACACGATGGAGCTACTCGCTCTGGAAGACGTACGGTACCTGCCCACGCAAGGTGAAGTACAACAAGATCGACGGCATCCGCGAGCCTGCCTCACCGGCGATGGAGCGTGGTACCGCGATCCACCTTGAGGGTGAGGACTACCTCAACCACAAGGTGAAGACCGTGCCGAAGTCGTACGAGAAGTTCACGGCCGAGATGCAGCGGCTGCGCAAGGCCAAGGCTGTGGCCGAGGAGGAGTTCGCGTTCGACATGGCCTGGAACCGTGTGCCCTACGACTCCCGCGAAGCGTGGGTCCGTGCCAAGCTCGACGTCCGCGTCAAGCTGGGCAGGAAGCACATGCTGGTGGTCGACTTCAAGACCGGCAAGGTGTACGAGGAGAACCGCAAGCAGCTCTCGTTCTACGCGCTGCTGGTCCTGCTCGTGCACCCCGAGGTCGACGTCGTCGACACCGCTCTCTGGTACCTCGACCAGGGTCCTGAGCACAATCAGACCGACCGCTACGAGCGTCACGAGCTGGAGGACATGAAGGCCGCGTGGACCCAAGCACCCGCGCACCTTCTGCACGACACCGTGTTCGCTCCCCGTCCAGGCTTCGCGTGCCGCTGGTGCTTCTACAGCAAGTCCAACGGTGGGCCGTGTGAGTTCTGAGGTGCGCCATGCTTGAAAAGAAAATCGAACGCAAGGTGTGCAAGACGGTGCTCGACGTGCTTGGGGTGGCGAGCTGCAAACTCACCACCCCCGGCAAGGCCGGGTACCCCGACCGCATGTTCTTCATCCCCGGTGGACGTCCGCTGTTCATCGAGTTCAAGCGCCCAGGCGAAACGCCTGAGCCGCTGCAGGTTCTCATCCACCACATGCTCAGGGCACTGGGCTACGACGTAGAGGTTCACGATGACCACGACTCAGCCGTATCGGCAGTCCGCGCGGCCCTACACGCCGCGCAAGTACCAAAAGGTCGCCATAAAGTTTCTCCTTGAGCACGCCTGCGCAGGCCTGCTGCTGAAGCCTGGGCTCGGCAAGACCTCGTCAACCCTGGCCGCGATCAGCCTGCTCAAGAAGCGGAAGGTGCTGGGCAAGGTGCTCATCATCGCGCCGCTGCGGCCGTGCTACCTCGTGTGGCCGCGCGAGATCCAGAAGTGGGCGGACTTCAACCACCTCACCTACGCGATCGCGCATGGGCCCGACAAGGAGGCCGCGCTCAAGGCCGACGTGGACATCGTACTGATGAACCCCGAAGGCATCGACTGGCTGCTCGGCGTGTCGAAGACCGTGATGGGCAACAAGAAGAAGTCCATCGCTGTCGACATGAAGCGGTGGAAGTCTCACGGCTTCGACGCGATGGTGCTCGACGAGCTGTCGAAGTGGAAGCACCACAACACCGACCGCTTCAAGGCCCTCAAGCAGGTGCACCACACTCTCGGCCGTCGGTGGGGCCTCACTGGCTCGCCGTCAGCGAACGGCCTGATGGACCTGTTCGGGCAGTGCTACATCCTCGACCAGGGCAACGCTCTCGGCCGGTACATCACCAAGTTCCGCGACGAGTTCTTCTACCCTCACCGCAACGGCTTCGACTGGGACCTGCAGCCTGGGGCCGAGGAACGGATCTACGAGCGCATCGAACCGCTGATGCTGTCGATGGGCTACGAGCACCTGGACATGCCGGAGAAGATCGAGAACAACATCTTCGTCCAGCTCCCTCCTGACGTGCGCGAGGTCTACAACCAGATGGAGAAGTTCTTCCTCTCCGCCGTTGACGACCGCGTGGTGTCGGCCGCGAACGCTGCGGCGAAGTCCACGAAGCTCCGGCAGGTCGCGAACGGCGGGATCTACCTCGACCCGGAGATGCTGCCCAACGGCCTCTTCAAGCCGGGGAAGAACAAGGACCACGTCAACCTGCACAGCGAGAAGATCACCGCTCTGCGCGACCTTGTAGACGAACTGCAGGGAGACCCGCTGCTTGTGGCCTACGACTTCGGCCACGACCTCGACCGTCTCCGAGCTGCGTTCAAGGACGGCGTGTTCGCCTGCGACTACAACATGAAGCAGCTCGACCAGATCGAGCGCCGCTGGAACCGTGGCGAGATCCCTCTCCTGTTCGGCCACCCGGCCTCCATCGGGCACGGACTCAACCTGCAGGAGAGCGCGCAGAACGTGTGCTGGCACTCGATGACCTGGAACCGTGAACTCTACGACCAGTTCATCGACCGTGTTTGGCGGCAAGGAAGCAAGTTCAAGCAAGTGTTCATCCATCACCTGCTCGCCGAGGACACCATCGACGAGGTGCTGTACGGTGTGATGGGATCCAAGGGCTCCGTTGAGCAAGCACTGTTCGACGGCATCGTGCGCATGGCGCGTGAAAGGAGAGGCAAGTGAACGACAACGACAAGATGAGGGACACCGTCATGCGCAAGCTGCTCAAGCTCTGCGACGGTGGGCCCAGCAGCACGCCCGAGAAGGTCTACCACAAGGCCCTCAAGCTCGGCGAGACCGAGGACTACGCTGCGTTCCTCTCCCGCGAGCAGCGTCGACTCTTCAACGACAACTTCGTCCACTCCATCTTCAAGAACTGATACCCTGACCGTCCGCGTATGTGCGGACTGAAAACAGCGGGGCTCTTCGGACCACCCCGCTGTTTCATTCCACAAGGAGAACCACATGAGCTTTCCAGAAGTGACCCCTGGCACCATCGACGCCGAGGTCGAGACATCCTCGAACATCCTGCTCGAAGCGAACGCGCTGGTGAACGGCACGAGAGCCAAGCAGTACGGCGACCCCGCCACGAACTGGATCAACACCGCCGAGATCGCGAGCGCGCTGCTCGGCAAGAAGATCGAACCCGAGGAGGCTGTGCTCTTCGCGATCGCGATGAAGCTGGCTCGACTGCGGCAGGACCCTGCCCACCACGACAGCGTGGTCGACCTCGCAGGCTACGCCTGGGTCTTCGACAAGGTAGTGAAACGATGAGCGCCTAACGACCAGCGTTGACCGGCCCGAAGGGTCCGTTGGAACGCATGGTTAGGCGGGGACACAAACAAAACGGAGGACACATGGAAATCAGTAACTTCGACTACATCAGAGCAGGCAGCGGGTTTCCCGCAAGCGTGGACGTTCGCAGAATCGGAAGCCATGAAAATTATGGGGTGTCTGCGGAGGCGCACTTTTACAGGTGCCAGGGCGAAACAAACTATGTGCAGCTACGGAAGCACCGGACCGACAAGGTTGTGGCGCTTTTCAGCTTCAGCCGGGACGACCAGGAAGTAAGTGGCTACTGGGCTGATTCCACAGTCGTATGGGATAGCAGGACTGACGCCTAACGACCAGCGTTGACCCGGCAAGCGAAGGCCCCCGTACTGGGGGCCTTTTTCGTTGTGCTCAGAACCTGATGCCCAGCCTCAGCTGGCCGGACCATGTCACGCGGTCGAACGTGCGGACCTGGAACAGCTCCGCTCCTACACGCAGAGGACCCAGGTCGCGGTCGATGAACGCGCCGTACGTACGGTCGGTCGGGTTGTACAGGCCGCCAGCCGCCCACCGCAGCGGGACCGCAGGCGCTGGCGCAGACTCGACGGGGATGTCCACACCTGCGACCACTCGCCCATCAGGGCTCGAAGCCACCACCCTGCGGGTCTGGTCCGGCATCCGTACGAGGCTCAGGTCCACACGTACCGGAGGGCACGGCACCACCGTCCCAGGTGCGACCACGAGGTCTGAGCCACTGGTTCGGTTGATCACCTCGACGTGTGGAGTGGGCTGAATGGTCACCTGGACCACGCGCTCCACCACGCCCCCCTTCGGCACCTCGTGAGCAGGCACCGCGTCGGCCTGCGGCTTCCGCTCCAGGATCCTGCTCCCGTCCTCCTGGGTCGACGCAGGTGCGTAGGTCTCCACCACCTTCGGCTTCTCCCCCCAGAGCACCCAGCCCAGACCGAGACCTGCCACGAAGATCAGCGTCGCGCCCAACGCTGCGACTGCGTGCCTTCCGGTCCACATCATGGGGCACCTCCCTCTCCATCCTTTGGCGCTTCGCCATTCGCGCTTCCCTTCTTGAACAGACCACCAGTGATGGCACCTGCGAACACGACGAGCGCTGCCACGAGGTTGGCGTCGCGAGGCCCACGCAGGACCCAGATCGTGAGCCACGTGATGAACGCCAGGATCCCGCAGCCGAACGCTGCGAGGTGGACCTCAAGCGTGTGGTCCTTGCTGTTGAACAGGCGACCGATGCGGGGCTTGATGAAGTCTAGGATCGGCTTCATCCGAGCACCGCGCTGTCGGTGATCGTGATCCAGGTCTTCTCGCCCTTCGACGCGGCGTGCTCGATGCCAGCGACGAGCAGGTCGACCAGGGCCTTGCCGGTGCCGGGGACGAGGGTGCCTCGTTCGACGTTCACCTTCTCACCCACCAGGATGCAGCCCCACGTGTGCTCGTGGGTGGTGCCGGGGTGGATGAGGATGCCGTCGAACCCAGGCACCAGCAGGAGGCGGGGCAGGACGCGCTTGAACTTGGGGGACATGTTGGCGATGACCTCGTACCTACCGGCCGGGATGGCGGTTTCGTGAAGGACCTTGCCCTCCCCGTTCGGTCCCAGCGGCCGGACGACATCCTCCAGCGTGTGGCAGAAGAAGACCCCGTCCTTGAGAAGTTGTCCCACAGTTGCGCTGTTAATCTCAGACAGTCGGTGGAGTTCGAGTTCCATCTCAACCCCCTGCCAGTTCGACGATGTAGGCCACGAGGGTCATGGTGTCGCCTGCGCTGGCCTTCTGGCCGGTGATGACGATCGTGGTGGCGGCCGACGTGTCGATGGCACCAGCGGTGGTAGACCCCGTGGCGCTGCCGTCCTGCGCGCTGGACCCGACCTGCACGTTGTAGTCGGTGTTGAAGATCAGGGTCTCGTACTTGTGCAGCGCGTTCGACGCGAGGTCTTTCGCGAGGAAGTCAGTGCCTGCGCCACCGCCAAGCCGCACACGAGCAGTCTTCGCGTTGGCGTTGTTAGTCGTTGACCAGAACGTGGTGATCTTCAAGCACCCATAGGAGCCCATGAACTCGGCCTTGAGAGGGATCGTGGCGAGGGTGTCCTCACTCGTGTCGGCAGGGACGGAGCTGGTCGCCACTGACCTGCCGATGATGGTCCATGTGCTGTAAGGGTTGTCGCCGATGCTGTAGCGGAACGTGGCGGAGCTGGGGAACCTGGACGCGTCGGTGGTGCTGTACGCGCCGATGTTCGCAGGCACGAGGTAGGTCAGGTCGAACGTGCAGGACGCACCCCAGGTGCAGGCGTCGAGGGTGAGCGTCGAGTAGAAGTCGCCCACCACCTGAAGCGCGACCCCGTTGGTGACGGCCACCACGTTCGCCAGCTTCAGGTCGTTCACGTCCTGAGCCTTCAGACCCTTGCTGTCCGCGCTGAAGTAGCAGTTCTCTACCAGCACCCCGCTGACGGCCTCGGTGGGCAGCAGCTTGATACACCACTCGGTGGACGGACCAGCGTACGCAGACCCGTGCCCCAGGTTCTGGTCGTTGAACCGCACGTTCTTGAGGACCACGTTTGTCGACCCTCCGCCAACCACCGCGTCGTCGAGGTGGAACCCACCGACGCCGCCTTCCCACAGCTGCGCGCCGTCGAACACGAGGCCGTACACGCGGCTGGCGACCACCGAGTAGTTGTCGCGCGCGACGAACTTGCAGTCGTGGAAGTGGGTCGACGTGTTCACGCCGGTCAGCGTGACGGGAGCGTCGGCGTTGACGTTGAGGTGGCCGAGAGTGCAGGACGTGCAGTCGTCCACGTCGATCCCGACGGAGACGTACGTACCATCCCCCCAGTAGTTCGCGGTGGGGGTGCCGGTCGCGGTGCCGCTGATGTAGAGGTCGTCCACGATGAAGCTGGTGAGGCCGTCGAGCTTCAGCGCGGTCTTGGTGTAGGTGGTGTCCTCGGTGTAGATGTGCAGGCCACGCAGGTACCCACCGGCCACTCCGGTCACACCGTCACCGATGGTGAGGCAGGTGCCGTTCGCGGTGGGCGCCCACAGGATCGAACTCTGGGTGGACCCGTCACCCAGGAAGTTGGTGCTCAGCGCGGAGAGACCGCTGGTGATCTTGTAGACGCCAGCAGGGATCCTCAGCGTGAAGTTCGCGATGGTACCGTCCTCGCACGCAGCGATGGCGTCCTCGAACGCGGTGGTGTCGTCGGCCACACCGTCACCCACAGCACCGAAGTCCTTCACGCTGATCGTGTCGGCGTTGTGCTCGTGCTGGGTCCGTGCGGTAGCTCCGGTGAACGGGTACTTCACGGCCACCAGTGCATCACCGTAGTCGGCGTCGAGGAGCTGGGTCATGCCAGCGTCGGTGATGTTGGAGTAGTTCTCCACGTTGATGAGGCCGTCCTCGGTCGCGTTCCACCCCAGGACCATCCCGTACTCGGGGTCGGGCAGTACGAAGTCTGGATCGGCCACCACGTCTGGGTCGAACCGCAGAGCGTTGCCAGCGATGTCGAGAGCGTCCTGCTGCTGCTGAGCGATCATCGTGAGCTTGTCGAACGCGGCCTCGATGGTGGCGGGGAAGAACGCTCCCTGGTTGGGCAGTGACACGTCCTGCGTCAGGTCGACGATGCGCTCGATGCTGAGCGTGTCGGTGACAGGCAGAGCTGTGTCGAGCGTGACGGTGGCACCGACGCCGAGCATGGTGACCGTGTAGTCGGTGTCCAGCACGAGCGTGGACTCCACCCCATCCTCATCGGTCTGGGTGACGACGAGATCCTCCTGCGCAAGAACTTTGTACGGGAACGAGAACGACGTGGATCCACTGTCGTAGTCGATGCGGTTGGTGGTGGAGTTCACGGTCATGGCTGCTCCTATTCGGCAGGGGTTTCGATGGCGATGAGAGCGGCCCCTGCGATGATGGGCGCGGGGAAGCTCTTGGTGATGAGGGCCTTGAGCAGGGACACCTCTTCGGCCTTGAGGGTGACGATGCTGTCCTCGGCGGTCTTGACCTTCTTGATCAGGTCGAACCGCTCGACCATCTGCAGAGGGGTGGTGTCGGGAGCCATCGGCTGGGCCAGCGACTCGACCACGATGAACTCCAGGGTGAGAGGCTTGTCCTTCGACTCCTCCAGGGGCTTGCCGGTGACGACGTTGTCGAGCACGACGGAGAGGTTGATCTTGGGCATGGTGTTGCTCCTTGTGGCCGGTGAACGCACCGGGTTAGTTGTTACCGCTGAGGGCTTCGTCTTCCTCGGACCACTTGTCGGCCATGTCGCGGACAGCCGCAAGCATCGCCATGGCGGCGGGATCGTCCATCACCTGGGACACTCGCCGGGTGACATCGGGCAGGGCTTCGCGCTTGACCACGTTGCCCTGCGCGTCCAGGTAGACCCGCTCACGAAGGGCCTGGAAGGTGTAGTCGGTGCCGAGATCGGTGAAGCATTGGAGTCGCCACG